TTTCGGGGATCCGAGACATCAGACAGGTGTCTCCCATTGTTATGGGTGTTATGCAGAAGCAAGACCCCTGTGGTCTAAACACACATTTCCGTAAGAAGGAGTAACTTTATGCCTACAACACGTCGTCGCCGTAGGGTCGTACAAGGCAATTACGCCAATGTACTTTTAGGCTACTATCGAGACCGCGATGCGGTCACGGGAGCAGTCTACCCCACACCATTCGGACACGCTTACGCGTATAAGAGTGGCTACAATCCGTATATTTCCGGTGAGTTTACCATGGATGAACTCCATGTAAAAGACCACGGGAAGTATTTAACGGGTGGACCCTTTAAGAGGGTGAAAGTGACAGCGTGTACTCCATTAGTGGAGGTCTTCGGGAAGGGCGAATATGTTCGCCCTGACGGCAGGATGATTTACTACGGGGGCTTTACCGCTCCCGCTGACTCCGCGTATGGCACAGATTTGGTGATAGCACCAGACTCTGCCACTATCGGTGAGTCGTCCTGGCTATTTCCCCCGATGACAGGCTTGCCGGAACGGGCTTGGAATGCAGCTAAGCCTAGGATTGAAAAAGCTGAAGGTTATGTCTTCCTTCGGGAAGCATCCGATATACCTCATATGCTGAAGACGTCTTCTGCCTTTTTCCACGATCAGTGGAAGAAGACAAGAGCGATCTACGGTGGGACAGGGGATTTAGTAAATACCCTTCCATCTCACCTCAGCAATGGGCTTACAGTGCAGATTGAGCGGGATCATAAAATGACTCCCACTAAAGCTGCAGACCACTTTATCAATCACCAGTTCGGCTGGGCTCCGTTTGTGAGCGATATCAATTCATTCTACGATGCATTCAGTAGGATGGATGAGCACATTACACGCTTATCGCGTAATAATGGGCAGTTCACACGCAGGAGTGTTCCGGTGTTTAAGGGCACCACAGTTACCAAAATAGGTTCTGGTACTGGGACGAAAGTATTCCCGAATAGTTCGTTTGATTACGATACTAGATGGAATACAGGAGTTTCGTGGTTTATAGGATCTGGTGCAACCTGGGAACTATACGATATCCTTACGGATAATTGTGTAGCTACCGGGAAGTTCAGATACTATCGCCCTGAGTTCGATTATGCTAACCCCGAATACTCTTCTGTGATGAATACTCTTCGCAGAAGGGCGGCCATTTTAGGCCTTAGGGTTAATCCATCGAACATTTACAAAGCTACTCCGTGGACCTGGGCTATCGATTGGGTTAGTAACGTTGGGAAACATATTGATTTTCTCAACGATACCCTCGTCGATAGTGTCGCCTGCGAGTATTGCTATGTAACGCGTCATACTATCCGAGTCAGGCGCTTCATTCAGAAGCTCCCGTTCGCTAGTGGCACGTTAACTTTGCAGTTCGACAGAATTGTCGATACAAAGCAAAGGGAAGGCGCTCGCAGTCCTTACGGCTTTGGTCTTACCTTGGACAATTTAACTCCAAGGCAAATTGCGATCACTGCTGCCCTCGGCATCTCTAGAAGTAGAGGCCGGTGGGGTGGGTAGTGATTGCTTGTCACCTTCGTTGATCAATCGTACTGGTGGAATAACGACCCATCAGTAACGCCGGAGGTTAACTCGTTATGGCTTAAAGGAGTCAACCATGTTCTCTGATCCTCAGAGTTTGACAATTAATTCGGTCGCGATCAGCGTTCCCCGCTTTAAGATGAATGGAACAGAATCCATTTATCAATCTGCGGATACGAACCTGATCTTCAAAATTTCGCACGCCGGATTCTCCCAGCAACCCACTTCGGGTGGCAGGATAAGAACCGTCGTTCGAAGCGACCAGCGCTTCATCGTCCCTGACCCCTTAACGGCGGTCAATGACTATGAAACCTTGACGTACTACACGGTGATTGATCGCCCGGTAACGGGTATCACTCTCGTGCAGACACAGAATTTGGCAGCCGGGCATAATGCCTGGATGTCAGCCGGAAACATCGCGAAGCTGTTTGGAGGTGAATCTTAAATTGACCAAGACCTATCGGGCCTTAGCCAATGTTTTCGAGACTATTATTACTGATCGAAAGACCAGTAAGAAAGATCTCGTAAAGATTCAATTTCTACTTGAAAAGTTGCTTGACGCCGTAACAAAGCGTCTCAACCGTATCGAGTAGCCATCGACAGCCTCGCATTCGCGGCGTTGTCTCACACCCCTGAGGCGGCGTCATTTTCGTGACGCCGTAGCATCACACATTGCCTGGGCCTTTGAAATGAGGCCAGTTGAACGCTCTTTGAATAGAGCGGGCAGTGTGACTCGAGAACGTGGCTTGTTTGCTTCGCATCCTTTAGGGAGGCTGGCAATTTAAATGAGCAACGTAAGTGACTTACTTGAGCTGGTAGCGTGCATCTATAGAGATGCGGCTACCATGTGTGCTGCTGATGTCTCTGATTTACGTGATTTGATAACCATCGAATCACGGGTCAAAGATGAGGGTTTGTCGTTTCTGACGATAACCCTTCCCCAGTTCGCTAAGGACCTTGAAAGAGGCCTCGAACAGGGTTTTGTTGACGCAACACTATTTCGCCGTTGGAAACGGCGCGGTAGTGCAGTCATGCCCGTATTTCTACAGGGGATGACTCGTCATATCTTTGACTTTGAGACCGGTGAGGTAAAAGACAATGAATGTTCCCCAACACTTGCTGGAGACACTGTCGTTGGTGTTCCTGACTACGTTGACGCTGTACGACAAGTTTGTATGGCGTTCAAGAAGCTGGGACTCGCCTGCACACCCGAAAGGGAGCAGGCTTCCATCGACGGATTCATCGCCGTTGAGCAAGCTTTCAAAGAGTTTTCTGTCCCGGAAGAAGAATACTCCCAGTTTCTGGAAGTTTCTTCTGTGCTCTGGAGTGATATCTTTGCTGATTTTCAGCTTGATTCACTTATCCCAAAGCATGGTCCCGGGGCTACTTCCGAGCGTGTTTCTGGTAACCAGAAATATGTTTGGAAGTATTGGCATGACAGGCTCGAGCCTTATTTCCCTCTTGTCGATTCTGGTTATCCCATCGGTGTCGTTAATGAAAAACTTGACGAACCGAATGTGGGCACCAGAGAACCGCTCGAGGAGCTCGATAACTTGTTAGTATTGCCTGAGGATCGGGAATTACCTGTTCGGGTAGTTCTCGTTCCTAAAACGTTGAAAGCACCCAGAGTCATTGCGATAGAACCTGCTTGCATGCAATATGCACAGCAAGGGATCCGAGATTATCTTTATGATAAGATCGAGTCCCATTGGCTTACGCGTGGCCACATTAACTTTGTGGATCAACGTGTAAACAGGTCCTTGGCACTTG